GTAGAGACAGTAGAGACAGGGGGAATACCCCTAACAAAGATTACTGAGGTTTACCTCAAGATCAAAGCAAAGCGGGAAGAGCTATCTACTGAATACAACGAAGCGGATGACAAGTTAGTCAGACAGCAGGATAAAATAAAGAGCACGTTACTGCGCTACTTGAAAGAGAACGACATCAAAAGTGTTAAGACTGATGCTGGTACGTTTTACCGTACGGTTAAGCAGAAGTATTGGACTAGCGATTGGGAGAGTATGCACGAGTTTATTCTCAAGCATGAAGTACCAGAGTTCTTGGACAAGCGCCTCAATCAGAAGAACGTACGGGAGTTCCTAGAAGAGAACCCAGACCTTCTTCCGAAGGGGTTGAACACAGATGCAGAATTTGCGTTAACCATAAGGAAGGCTAAATGATGGAGCAGTTAGTTCCTATAGAAGATGTTGCGAAGCATTTTAATGTGTCATTATCCACGACCCGTAAATGGGTACGAGATGGTGTAATACCAGAAGATACGTACGTAAAGGTAGGTAAGACGCACAGGTTTGCGTTGGCTAAGGTATCTGAAGCCCTTATGTCGAGCACTAAGAACAGTGCCTCAATGAGAGCGGAAGATATTGCCGCAGAGTTTGATGCTGCCGAAGACGTTTAGTGCGTCGAATCAGTATACAGGGTGGTAAGTTCTCTGGGTTAGAGAGCCAGTCAGGTGCTAGTAAGGAGTTAGACGTAGTTATAGTTAATGCAGCAGAAACATCTCGCGTGTATTACGAAGGTGACTATAACTCTAAATCCAAACAGCTACCGACATGCTGGTCTGCTGACACTGAAATATCCGCACCGGAAGTACCAGAAGATCAACGGCAGAGTAGGCGTTGCATGGACTGCACGCAGAATGTCAGAGGGTCAGGTAGTGGAGGTGGTAAGGCTTGTACCTACCGTAGACGTTTAGCAGTTGTGGAACCCCACGCGCTAGACACGGTGTATCAGTTACAAGTACCTGCCGCATCTATATTTAGTAGGGGACAAGGCAGTAGGCAAATGTCACTGCGAGAATACGCTACGTTTTTAGAGGGGCACGGAACGCCCTCATTGGCTGTAATAACTAGAATACGTTTTGACGAGGGAAGTCCTGTACCAAAGCTGTTCTTTTATCCACAGCGTTCGTTAGAAGAAGATGAGCTTGAGAAGGTTCGGTTCATGGTAGACCACGATGACACGTTAGAGGCTATTGCGTTTAGCGTAGACCAGCGTACATCTAAGGGTTCACCGTTTGCTGAAGTCGAAGGGTTTAATATAAATAGTCTAGGTTAAGGAGACCAACAATGACTGATCCAGTAAGTTTTTATGTAGTTCAAGATGTAATTGCGATGTACCCACGTATTGATCGTACGTACAAGTTCGATAATGCGGCGAATCGCAGTATGCCGTGTGACCCGTTAGATGATGGTGCAGCGTACGAGATGTCATTTAAGATGCCCGAAGCTAAGGCTAAGGAATTGTTCAAGGCAATGAAGGCGTACTACGATTTCAAGAAAGATAAAAGCTGGCCCGATAAGTTCCCGCTACCTTTCAAGAAAGATGACGAAGGTATGTTCATTGGTAAGTGTAAGTTGAAAGGTGCCTATGGTACTGATAAGACCCGCAAGCCACAGCAGTTCGATGCTAAGAATAACGAGTTAGAGGCTGACTTTAAATTGACCAGTGGTAGCACAGTCAATGTCGCTGTGACTTTTGTACCGTATAACATGCGAGACAACGGGGTTAGCTTACGCATCAACGGCGTTCAAGTGACCAAGTACGAGCCAATGGCTGCTTCTTCTCCATTCGGAGTTGTAGAGGGCGGTTTTGAAATGGCTGCACAAAACGCAAGTCCGTTCGCGGATACCACCAGCACCAGTGTTGATCTTGTAGAAGATGACTCTGATGATATATTTGGCGATGAGCCAGATACCTCCGTAGTAGAGGAACCTAAGAAGGTCGTTAAGAAGTCTGCGCCTGCACCCAAAGACGACGACGACGATCTGAGTTCAGTTATTGAAGATTGGGATGACTAACCCTAGATAACTACTCCAGTATGGCTAGGTAATACCGAAGAGGGTGCGCCGACACCCCTGCCATACTGTCTCTCGGCATTAGGTGCAGAACATGAACACAAGAGAATTTTTGCGGTGGGTGCTACCCGCTGAAGGGGTATACGTTGCCCTACAATATAATTTAACGTCTAGCGGGGTACGGCAAACATACTTTGACTCGGTAGATGATCTAGCAGAAGCCACCGAATACTACGACAGTATGGGGCAAGATGTGTACTTTGCTATGAGTAACTTCAGGAAGAAGGAGACTCGTAAAGGTGAAGATGCCAAACAAATTAACACGTTCTTTTTAGACTTAGATATTGGCGCGGACAAGGTAGTCAAACGCCAAGGTTTTGCCACACAAGCTGACGCACTACGTAGGCTACAAGAGTTCTGCGTGGCGTTGGAACTACCAAAACCTCTTATGGTTAACTCTGGGCGTGGGATACATGTCTACTGGGTGTTGTCAGAGTCCGTAGCAGTGGAGCAGTGGAAAGTAGTAGCTGACCAGTTTAAGGCTAAGTGTAAAGAGTTTGGGCTTGAGATAGACCCCGCAGTACCTGCGGATATGGCACGGGTTCTCCGCGTAGTGGGTACGCATAACTACAAACCTGAGACCCCCGCACCAGTAGAAGTCATAGGTGATGTACCCGATACGGTTAACTTTGACTTCTTTGCCAGTAAGCTGGGTATGGACACGATACCAGTTCCCAAGAAATACACACCTGCGGATGGCCCAGCTAGTCTGCGTGACGCACTACTGCAAAACATCAAATACAGTTTCAAAGACATACTTATCAAAGGTCAGAACGGTACAGGGTGTGAGCAGTTAACCAGAATAATAAAAGGTCAGGCTGAAGCTAGTGAGCCTATGTGGAGAGCAGGGTTGTCTATCGCCAAGTTCTGCGAAGACAGTGAGAAGGCTGCACACAAAATATCTGAGAAGCACGCCGAGTACACCCCAGAGCTTACGCTCAAAAAACTAGACCTGATTAAAGGCCCGTACCGCTGCACAACATTCGACGAGAATGAAGGCGATATATGCACGGGTTGCCCTAACTGGGGTAAGATTAAATCTCCCATCGTACTAGGGCGTAAGTTCCTTGAAGCTGAAGTGAACGAAGATGGTACATACGCTACTGAAGAAACACTAGAAACACTAGAAACAGGTGAAGATACAGAGTTCGGCTTCGAGCTTAGTGAAGAGTCTTTCACAGAACACGTTATACCTGTATACCCACGTCCGTACTTTCGGGGCGGCAACGGCGGGGTGTATGTTCGTAACGTAAGTGTAGATGGTGAGGTAGATGAAAAAGCTATTTATCATAACGACATTTATATTACACGGCGTTTGCTAGACATAGAGGCTGGCGAATCAATAGTAGTACGGCTGCACTTACCGAGAGACGGTGTGCGTGAATTTACAATGCCGCTTACTGCGGTGACTTCAAGGGATGAGTTCAGAAAGTTGATGGCAATGCAGGGCGTTGCCGTGACTAGAATGGACGATTTAATGGTATATATGACTACATGGGTTAACGAGTTACAAGCGTCTTCTACAGCAGATACGGCACACCGCCAGTTCGGTTGGGTAGACGAAGAATGCACAGCGTTTGTTGTGGGGGAACAAGAGGTACGGGCCGATGAGATTCGGTATAACCCGCCATCTACACCCACCGCTGCCTTGATACCATACTTTCAACCCAAGGGTACTTTGGATGGTTGGAAGGACATGGCTAATTTCTACAACACTAGGGCAGATCTAACGATGCACCAGTACGTAGTATGTACGGCATTTGGATCTCCCCTTATGCAGTTCCTACCTCAGAACTGTTGCGCCCTACACATCTACAGCAACATGAGCGGGTGTGGTAAGACCGCTGCTATGCGGGTAGCTGCTTCGGTATGGGGCTATGAGAAGAACTGTATCGTAGAGGAGCGTGACACTGATGCGATGAAGTTTAACCGTGGCGAGGTGCTACATAATCTACCTTTCTACGTGGACGAGCTTACGAATGAGAAGAGTATGCAGCTTAGTAATATGGCCTACCAGTTGTCTTCGGGGCAGCAGCGTGGGCGTATGGCAGGTGGTGCGAACTTAGAACGTACTCGTGGTAGACCGTGGAAGTTCTTATCAGTTACTTCAGGAAACGCCAGTGTCTTAGAGCGGATAGCCATTGAGAAGCAGCAGCCAAAAGCAGAGGCTCAACGGATGCTGGAGTGGAAGGCCCAGAGAGTATTCGGTACGTCTGATGACAAGCAGCTAACAGATAAGTTTGATAAGTCTATAGAAGAGAACTACGGACACGCTGGCGTTATATTCATACAGTGGGTTATGCAGAACTTAGCTCAGACGCGGCAGTTAGTTCACGATACGCAGATAAGGATCGACAAGGCAGCAGGGCTTACCGCCGAGAATAGATTCTGGTCAGCGGGAGCCGCTACCACGTTGGCTGGTGCGCTTATAGCTAAGAAGTTAGGGCTGATTGACTACAATACTGAGGCTCTAACCGCATGGACTATAGAGATGCTAGAGGCAAACCTACAGTCTGTTAACGACATGGGAGTATCTGTAGAGCAGACGCTTACTGACTACATGATGGAGAACTACAACAACATCTTGATGATTAAGAGTACGGATGACTTACGTAAGTTAGGGGGTGGCGGAGATGCTTCAGACCCATTAGTTATACCGGATGCTATACCACGAGGTCAGTTAATAGCACGCTTTGAGACGGATACCAAGAAGGCGTTCTTACGTTTACAGCCGCTGAAGGTGTGGTGTGCAGGTCGCCAGATAAACTACAGCGCGTTTATAGAAGATTTAAAGAGCAAGTTAGGCGCTAAGAAAGGTGTGGTACGGCTAACCAAAGGCACGCACCTAGAGCAAGCCGCAAGTCATGTACTAATAGTTAATTGCAAATCGTTTGGTGAAGGCCACGTAGAGAGCGTAGTAGGAGAATAATGAGTAAGAATTTTTTAGCAGCCATACGCGCCCAGAACAAAGCATTAGAGATGGGCAAAGAACGTGGTAAACGTGCGTACGCAGATGAGCCGAACATAACGCCAATACCCCGTGAAGATCGTGGTAAGTTCAGACGTAACCTAACGTCAGAAGAAATTATGCTGGTGTTAAACGCGCAGGGAGAGGGTATACCAAGGGCTAAGATAGCCCAGCAAACAGGTATGCAACCCTCTGCGGTGTACAACATATCACGCAGATACGAGTTAACTCGTGTTGGAGGGTATAGGGTCTTAGGTAAGGGTGAATGATACTGTGCTCAAACTGCACGATATAAACCCTGATGGGCTACGTATCGTTGTGGATTGGGGCGCTATGGTAGTAGGTAGCTCTATATTCGTGCCGTGTATCAACACAGTTGAAGCCATACAACAGGTTAAGAAGATATGTATAGGCGGTATGGGGTGGGAGATTAAGGTAAAAACAGTAGTCAAAACACCTTATTTGGGTATACGTGTGTGGCGTATTCTATGATACTATCCGCTCAGATAAGGTCATCGGTCTCCTCCCAGTGAAGTCTTATCTGCCTTCGCCCCCTACCGTAGCGTACCCTCGTATGCGGTAGGGGGTTTCTTT